GAGGGTGGCGGTTCTAGTGAACTTTCTGCGCCACGTGGGCACGTGGACAAGGACGCTTACTTAACCGTGCCCGTAAAAGAGCGTGTGGGTTACGTAGCGAAGGAACTAGGTGTTAGTAAGGCACAGGCCAGAAAGTACGTTTCTGCTACAATAACATATTCTGGACCGTCATACTCAGAAGTTCGCAGCGGTGAGGATAAAGTAACTGCGGACGCTTTAGAGGCGTACATTGCAGTGGCGCCCAAGTGGGATGGAAACGGGCCTTTATACCGAGGTGTGCGGCTGCGCGACGCGGACTTAGCTGCGCTGACGCCGGGTGCTTCAATCGACATGCGTGGCATGAGCTCTTGGTCTAGTGATAATGGCGTAGCTTTGAGTTTCGCCAAACGCACGTCTGGTAGCGAGCGCCGTGTAATGTTCGAAGTGGACAAAGGCGATACGGCCACCTCAATCAAGCATCTGTCAGAAAGTCCTACAGAGGATGAAGTGTTGTTTTCTGGAAAAACGCGGTTTGAGGTGGTGTCCACTGAGAATCGTAAGATGAAGCGCGCGCGGGATAAGGGCCGCGCTTATGGAGTGCAAGTTGTGAAGGTGCGGGAGGTGGCGGCATGAAGGCAGAGCCTGTGAAACCTGTTATTATTAACGGCTCTAAAACTTTGAAGGAAAAGTGGGAAGCTGACGCTCATATCGGGCTTACAATAACAGCACCAAAGAAGAAAGCGTCACGAAAGGCGTAGCCTGTGCCGCCCAAACAGCTTACCAAGTTCTCCCTTCCCAAACGCCTCCAGCGCGACTACGCCGCCGGCATAAGCCAAATCATCAAAAAAGTACTTCCTCCGAAGTTCCCCGAGCAGACCGCTGAGCAATGGCTGGCGGCGATCGCCGCGCGTAGTCAGGCCAAGGACGTTCAGGAGGCCTCTGAGCTCCTCGCGTCACGTATGGTGCGTGCGGTGAACGTCATCAACGCCAAGACCTGGCGCGATGCGGCCGCGCGGCACTTCCAGAGTGCGAAGCTCTATGCGTTGCTGAAAGAAGAGATGCAGGGCGCAACAGGCCGGCGGATGCGGGAGATCGTGCTGAGTAATGCGGCCTACATCCGTAGCATCCCGCTTGAACAGGCTGCTCGGCTTACTGCTGAAGTCAGCAAAGCTACACAGCGCGGCGCTCGGCCCGGCACCATAGCCAAGATGATGAATACGCGGTGGCCGGAGTTGCTGCGGAGTCGCGTGCAACTTATCGCGCGTACGGAGAGCCAGAAGGCAAGTAGTGCGCTTACCAGGGCGCGGAGTGAGGACGTAGGCGCGGAGTGGTACGTGTGGCAGACATCGTCCGATCAACGGGTCCGCGAGTCTCACCGCAAGATGCAAGGCGTCGTAGTGCCATGGGGGCAGGACCCTGATCCTGAAGTGCTTATTGGTGAGAAGTCAGGTCTCGGTCATTATGCAGCCGGAGATTGTCCCAACTGCCGGTGCTATGCGGCTCCGGTGTTGACGCTCGACGATGTCAAGTTCCCAGCGAGGGTCTACTGGCAAGGTAGCATCCATCAAATGACTAAACAGCAGTTCAAGCAGATCGCCGTGGGGCTTGAGCCCCGAGCGGCGTAGGAGAAAGTATTACCATGAAAAGCAACGTCATGAAGAAGTCTATCGGAATCCTCGCCGCACTTGCGCTCTGCCTCTTCGCGGCGCTGCCCATCACCGCTCAGACATACAGCGCCCAGTCGGGCGTCTCGCTCCTTACCGGCGTCGCTGCTACAGCCACCGCTGTGAGCGGCCAGGTCCGCCTGCCTAACTTTGTGGGCACTGGCACGCTGAACATCACTGAGTCTGGAATCACCGGCAGTCCGTCCGGCTGCACCATCGCCTTGGCGTACGTTCAGAACAACTCGACCACCGCTACAGCGGCCGTTGCGAGTATCGCGTTCACGCCATCGACTGGTACGCAGCAAATCGCTGTGACGCCGTCCGTGCCCAGCGGCGACAACTACATGGCGACATATGCATGCTCAAGCACTTACCCGACAGCCGGCGCTATTACCGTAAGCTTCAGTCCGTCTGTCTCAGCTACCTTGGATCCGTGCCTCACATCGCCCAAGAAGAGCGCAGCTATCAGCGTGGCCACTGCTGGCCAAGCGTCCCTCGTGGCGCTTGCGACAGGCAAGTCCATCTACGTGTGTGGGCTTACTGATGGCTCCGCTGGCACCACGCCGTCTTTCACGTTAGAATCTGGCACCGTCGCCGGCTGCGCTAGCGGCACTACGGCGCTGTCAGGCGCCATTCCGTTTACATCCGGCAATACCATTACGCTGATGAGCTCCGGCACAATAGCCTCAGTCCCGTCTGGCGGAGTGCTTTGCGCACTGACAGTTGGCAATGGGCACTACGGACTGCTCACTTACGTCCAGCAATGATGTAATGCGCGTGAGGAGGCGCTTTCTTCATGCCTATGAAACTCTTCGACGCTGTTCCGCATCCCGTCGGTATCGTCGCCGACGGGACTTCCACGGCGGTGCTCTTCGATCTGAAGCAAGCGCCCTTCTCTATTGAGTTTGGCGGGCGCTTGCCGACGGGCGTCTACTCCGTAGGAGAGTTTACAGACGGCGTGCTGTCCGCTACGCCTGTTGCCTCTATCGAGGGCACTACGGTGACGCTCACGTTCCCAACTCCACCACCGGCCGGTCCATACACAGGCTCCATCAGCTTCACTTACTAGGAGGTCACTTCCATGCGGCGTATTACTCCAAGGTTTCAGCAGCCGCGGCCTGAAGTGAAGCCTGTGGGCAAGCTCATCAAGGTAGGTCAGCACGATACGCTTGAGATCTGCGGTTTTAAGATCGACGCCGAGACACTTGCTGCAGTGCTGGATCCGGATAACAGGCTGCTATGGACGTTTGTGTCGGACGGCGCGGGAAGAGTTCAGCCTTGTGGCATCGACGAGGCTAAGTGCGTCTGGCTGGAAGACTCTGACTTAGTGCGTAAGGGCAAGGACGACCCGCAGTACGTAGGAGCCGTAGAGCGGAAGACGGCACGGCGGTGCGTGAAGGGGTCAGTGCGATGAACGACGTTATGCGCGGCAAGGCGCCTACCGTGACGAGAAAGGAGTGCGAGCAGTGTCCAAGGTAATTATGAAAAAGCGTTCGCGCTCCAGAGTCAACGCCGTAGAACATACATTGGGTGTTCAGAGTAAGACTACGGCACAAGCTTACGACTTCTTTTCCAACATTTTGGCACGAACCGGCGCCGGAACGTCCAGTCTTGAGAATGGCACGCAGTACTCTATCGAGCGCTGGACGCTAAATTACTGGAGCGTCATGTCGGTCCTGGAGACATCGTGGGTTGCTCGGCGCATCGTCGAAGCTCCCGCGCAGGATATAGTCAAAACCTGGCCGGTCGTTCTTGGCGAGATTGACCCTGACGGCCTTACCAAGATGGACCGAGCTATAAGGAAGACTAATACCAAGAACCAAGTGCTTGACGCTATAGTTCTGGGCCGCGTGTTTGGCGGGGCAGGCGCGCTCATCGTGATTAAGGGCGATGAGAACCGTCTTGATGAGCCGCTGGATCTAGACAAGATTGAACTTGGCGCTTACAAGGGTATCACGGTCTTCGACCGCTGGTCAGGCATTACACCAGGCACGGATATCTGCTCTGATATCGACCGGCCGCTGGACTTCGGACTGCCTGAGTACTACGACTGCCGAGGCAGGGACGGTGCGTCTTTCCGCGTGCACTCCTCCCGCATTCTGCGCTTCTGCGGTCCTATGATGCCTGAGCCAGAACGTTCGGCGTATCAGGGTTGGGGAATTTCAGTCCTGGCTCCGGTCATTCAGACTATCGCCAGCTACGACAACGTCAGCTACAACGCTTTGGCGCTCAGCTTCCGCGCTCAGATCATCGGGATGAAGGTTCCGGAGCTTGCTGCGCTTATGTCTGGCCTGGGAAGTAATCAGAATGCAGCCGCTAAGTTTGCACAGCGCATGCAGGGCGTCAATGAACTCATGTCCAACCAGTCCATGGTGCTTTTGCCAGACGGCGGCGAGCTAAGCAAGATCGACTATAGCTTCAGCGGCTTGGCCGAGTTAAAACAGGCGTTCCAGCTCGACGTATCTGGCGCGGCTAAGATGCCGGTATCCTTGCTCTGGGGCCGCACGCTCAATGGCTTGGGGCAGGCAGGAGACGGCGACGAACGGATATATGAGAAAACCATCGCCACAGAGGGCGACATCACCTTGCGCCCGGCCTTGGAGAAGTTGTACCCGGTAGTCGCCGTGAGTACCATCGGCGAAGTGCCAGACGACATGGACCTCATGTTTCCCTCTATCCGCGTGCTGACTGAGCAGGAGAAGGCGGAACTAGCCAAGGCTACGGTTGACTCCGTCACCGTTTGCATCAACTCCGGCATATTCTCGCCGCGCACAGGCGGCAAAGAGATCAAGCAGTCCTCTTCCACGACAGGCTTCGGCACGAACCTCACGGATGACGCAATTGAGAAGCTCTCCGACGACATCCAAGCAGAAGGCGAGCTTGGCGAGGGCCTGTTCGGAGAAGAGGGCGGTAAGACGCTTGACCCATCCAGTTCGCCCACGGGCGTCCTTAAGGAGACGGACAAGCTG